TGGTAGAGGCAATTTGTTTGACATTCTGTGCAACTCAATATCACCTAACCTCCAAAAACGGCTCTGAGGCCGTTCTGACGCGTTCTGAGGCCATTCAAGCTGCAATCCTGAACGTCTCGCGGTTCGTGCCGCTTGCCTCTGCCTCCGCCAACCACCGCGGCGGCTTGCCTCGACCTGTCCATGTGTGTCCGTTTGGATGCCTAAACTTGACTTGCACTGGTGCGCGAGTCTGCGGCTGCTCGCACCAGACTACGTCGCTCAGATCCTCGAGTGTAACCCCGAGTCGATTCATCAATGTCTCAACGCGGTTGATCGCAGCCTTGCGCTTACGATTCTGAATCCGCAACTGCTGCTCCTCTTGATTCGCTTCCAAAAACGCTGCCTCCTGTTGCAGTTGTGCGATTTTTTTGTACAGCACTGTCAGTTTTTTCATGGTTTCCTCGAGTGTATGCCCAAACTATGAATCTTCCAAGATCATGGGATCGCGGCGCTTTAACTCTCTGCAATTCGCCCTGCCGACGGAGATACGTCAACGCCATCGCAATGTCGCGATGCGACAACCCAGTCCTCGCCCGCAGCTGCGCCACCGTCTGCTTTTCGTCCGACAGCGCCGCGCGCAACCTCATTACGCTACCCATACGATATCGTATCGTCAACTGACCAACCTGTCAATTGCACGCGCATTGACAGACTCGGTGCGCCAGACCTCGATCTTGGCCTGCGCAGCGATCAGCTTCCACCGCAGGCTTTCCTCCTGCTCCACGGCCTCCCGAAGACCAGCAAGCAGTTGCAGGTACTCAGGGTGAGCGTACGCGTCGCGCTCCTGCGCAGTAACCGCTGTCTCAAGGCTGGTCTGCATCAATAACGCTTTTTTAGACTTGCGGAACTCCTCCAGGTAAACCCTGGTGGCTTTTGCCTTCGCATAAACGCTCGACCACTTATACAGAAACTCTATTGCATCGTGAGGGTTAGCGGCTTCCATTCTTTCACTCCTTGTAAATATACCTGTCGTGCTTTGTCAATATCGCCAACAATCTCAGGCTTAGGTGGGGCCAGACCTTTCTGTGCGTAAATTTCATCAGGACTCCTGAGTCCGCGCAAAACTCTGGAGTATTCGGGTACGTCTTTCGACAACGCCTTGTAGCTCGTTACAAACCTGTGCTGGAGGTAACTTAGGTCATCCACTGTCGTCGCGCAGATCTTTGGCCAGCCGCCAAGCGCGTCGATCACCGCGTGAATCGCAGGATCGTCAAAAACGACATCCCGCCACGGCCCAACGCAGGAGATTGCCCGCATGGTTTTCGACCAGGCGGCCTCGGCGCGATCAGTCGTCGTGCCGGACAGCTGCCGCACCACGTCCGCGACCTTCGGCGGGTAGCGGCCAGCCTCAGGGTCTACAGCGTGCGCTGACAGCGCTTTTGAGACCTGCTCGAGGTCATAGCCCGCGCAGGCCTGCCACCACAGGCTGAGCGTGAACGGCGAAATGTCCTGCTTGTAGTACGCCATGACTCCGTGCAGCAGCTCGCCGAACGCGGCCTTATCCTGGTGATTCATTCGCCCACTCCTGTGCAATTTTCCGGTTTCGCTCCTCAAGCGCCTGTTGCCTCCCCGCAACCCATTCGGCCCTCATCGTCAGCCAACCACGCTCCGCGCAGAGGCGCATCGCATCGTCAAGGCTCATGCCTGCAAGCCCTGCCTGCTTCTCTAAAGACTTCAGTACAGACACAGTTACAGGCGCTTTACGCGCCCTACGGAGGGCCTGAAAGCCCTCCCAGGCCTCTTTCGAGACTCCGGCGTTGCTTATGTATTTATCTGGTTCTTGGTTCTTGGTTCTTGGTTCTTGGTTCTTGGTTGCTATTAGGGGGTCGATGGGGAGGGGTATGGGGGGGCTATAGGGGGGGCATAGGGGGGCTATAAGGGGGGCATTGCCAGCCCATCGTTTCTGTGCTCCACGCTTGCCTCCGTCCCTCATGGTTTGGTAGCGCTGAACCTCTTCGTCGACTCGGCGATTGCGCCAGCCTTGCTCGGTGCGCTGCCAGAACTCTGCGAGGATGGACTCGACGACCTCTTGGGGCATACGCACCCGGCGCGCCAGCTGCTTGGCGTCCAGCGGCAGCGGATCCTCGGTCATGTACGCCAGATCCAGCATCCGCCTGAAGGCCAGATCCTCGGCATCGGTAAGGTGCGCGGTCGCCGCTAAGTAGTCGCTGGCGTGGAACGGATAGTGGTGCATGTTGCCTCCTCTATCCTATTCTATCAACACCTTTCGCAGTTGTAAACCCTTCCAGCCATGCACCTCGATCCGCCAGCCTGCGGCCTGCATCGCGGGTAGCCCGGGGTTTGCCCGCACCTTCCGCGCGCGATCGGGCACGTGCGCCCAGCTAGTGGTCTGTACCGCTAGCGTCTCGCCTTCTCGCAGCGCCAGGATGTCGATGCAACCAAAGAGGTCTTGCCGGATCCGCGCGAAGGCGTTCCACCGCTCGACAACTTCGGCAAGGTAGCCTTGCTCGCGTAGGTACTTGAGTGAGCGTTGTGTTGGCGACATTCCGATAGTCGGCGGGTTTCGGCGGATGAGTGGGCGCTTTTTCGGCGGTTTTGAGTTTACAGACCCCTGGAAACCCTATAATATCCTACCCATGAACACAGCGCAACTCAACCCAACCACGGAGGCCAACATGGCTGACTTTCGAGTTTCCCTTAACGGCTTCGGTGCTACCGAAGCTACCTTTTACGCGCTCACGGATCGCGCCCAGCGGCGCATCTGGGGCGCCATTTCGATGAACGTGGTGAAGTCGGCAGCGCCCGACTTTGCCGAACAGCTCTGGGCCGAAGGGTTCATCGTTGAGTAACCACCCGCGCCCTCCGGGGCGCATCTCAAAAAGAGAGCACCGTGCATATCACCTACACAATCCCGCAGAAGCAATCCAACACCGGGTCAATTCACGATATCCGGTCTGAAATGTTTGACCGGGTAATTAGGAGATTATCGTGAATCTTAATTTACACCGCGTTACAAAAGTGATCGCAACAGAAACGGAAACGATGAAAAACAGCCTCGACAAGACGTTTGCACTTCGCAAAATAACCGTCCATTCAGACAACGGTACTTTTGAGATTGTGTTGTTTGCGGATGATCCCAACAATCTTACTATCAAGGAGGAATCATGAAGCCCATTACCGCTGGATACGGCGACGAAGCCACTTGGCCTGCTTACGACGGCCATCCCAATGACCCACGTTACAACTCCGAGCAGGAAGAGTATGAGTGCGAACTACTTGAAGATACCGACGTGTTTCTGCATTGGCTCAAACAGTTTGGCGATCACTGCGACCTGTTTGACGTCTTCGCCGCAGATAGCGTCGACGACATTCTTCGGGCGCGTAATGCGCTGCGCAGTAAATACATCGCGTGGAGGCTCAAATGAACCCCGACGATCCTATGCCGAGAGTTCGGACCCGCGCTTTACGGTGGCGCGGTCTTCTGATCGTGCCCCACTATACAAAGCCCGTCTGGGTTCTGCCAGGCGGCGCGGAATTTACCTGGCTTCCAGGAGCAGAACCCGAGGTAACACTTCTGTGGCCTCGTGATAATCAACCAAAGTAGGAGCATATATGTACAAGGAACTTAGATCAATCAATGTAAAAGATAAGGTCGAACGCAAGGGCGATCTGACCTATCTATCATGGGCTTACGCATGGGATGCGTTCGCACAGGCTTGTCCTGATGCGCAGTATACAATCGCTAAAAACCAGCAGGGCTTGCCTGTTTTCGAGTCGGAAGCTGGCGCGATGGTCTGGACGTCTGTTACGGCAGGAGGGCTTACGCACGAAATGTGGCTGCCGGTTATGGATCAGCGCAACAACGCGATGCGGCGTGAACCTTACCAATTCCAGACCAAGCGCGGGGTGGTCACTGTTGAGCCCTACACGATGATGGACATCAACAAAACCGTCATGCGCTGCCTGGTTAAAAACCTAGCGATGTTCGGCCTCGGGATCGCGATTTATGCAGGCGAGGATCTGCCGGACGGCGAGCTTGACGAATCCGTCTCGGCGATCATGCGCTGCACCTCCGAGCGTGACCTTGAGGTCGTCTACAAAACCGCGATGCGTGATCTGCTCGCCCGAAACCCTGACATGCGCAAACTGACCGCAGCAAAGGATCAGCGTCTCCATGATATACAGGAATCCTGATCTGCTGCGCGTGGTGCGGCTGCTGCCCTGTCAGTCTTGCGGTGCTGAGGACGGCACGGTGGTTGCCGCGCACAGCAATCAACTCCGCCACGGCAAAGGACGCGGGTTGAAAGCTCATGACTGGCGCGTTGCGGCACTGTGTTACCGATGCCACATGGATCTGGACCAAGGATCAGGCTCGCGCGAGGAAAAGCACAGGACGTGGCAGGACGCCCACGAAAATACACTTCATGAACTATTTCTAAGAGGACTTATCGATGTTACAAAGAACCGATGAATGGCTCAAGGCGCGGCTAGGCTATCTGACCGCATCTGGGATGGTCAATCTGACCAAAACAGACAGTGCAACCAAGTCGAACTACCGCGCCCAGATCATCACAGAACGTCTTACCGGACTGCCGTACGAGGGTTACGTCAGCGCGGAAATGACTCGTGGCGCCGACCTTGAGGCAAGCGCCAAACACGCTTACAGCGAGCAATATGGGCATCCCGTCGTCGACGTTGGGTTTGTGCCCCACCCGACGATCAAATGGTTCGGTGCGTCTCCCGATGCCTTGGTTGGCGAGGACGGCCTGGTCGAAGTCAAATGCCCGAATACCGCTACGCACTTAGGCTACTGGCTGGAGCGAAAAGTCCCTGCAAAGTATCATCCGCAGATGCTTGCGCAGCTGGCCTGCACGGGTCGCCAGTGGTGCGATTTCGTCTCTTTCGATCCTCGACTTCCCGAGGACATGGCGCTGTTTTGCGTTCGTTTCACGCCGACTGCGGATGACATCCTGGAGGTCGAGCGTCGAGCGAAAGATTTCCTGATCGAGGTCGAGCACGAACTTGTGATTATTTCTCACCGGCGAGGCAAAGCATGAACCGCGTATTTCTAATGGGCAATCTTGGCAGCGACCCTGAGTCGCATAAAACCGTCGCATCGTTTTCTGTGGCCACCTCCTCGAAAGGCGCAGACGGGACAGAGTATACCGAATGGCACCGCTGCGTAGCGTTTAAACGAACAGCAGAGATTGCCCTGCAATACTTAAAAAAAGGCTCGAAAGTGTTCGTCGAAGGATCGCTGCGCACACGGGAATGGGGCGAACCTAAACGAACGACCACGGAGATCGTTGTGCAGCATCTGACGATGCTCGATACAAAATCAAAGGCTCCTGCGCGGAACTATGCCGACAAAGACGAAATTCCATTTTAGGAGACAAAGCATGACCAACTACGTTGCCATCGCTCTTCTTGCCACCGCCCTACTGCTAGCCGGAGCACTCGACCTCGCCGACCAGCTAGAGTCCGAGCAGCACTACTGCGATATGGTGCGTCAGTGGGAGGATACCCACGGACGTTACGGGTGGCCTGCTTACCGAGGCAAAGAGGTAACTGAAGGGTCTTTTGGTGTTTTTCTCTACACCGCACTACCACAGCGCAAGCCGCTGACGGATGAAGAGATTGACGCGCTGGCAATGGACGAGGATGGCTTACCGAACAGCCATATTGAATTCGCCCGAGCCATTGAGCAAGCACACGGCATCACATGAAAACGTGCCCACCTTGCAATCAAGACTGCGATCAGGGTCGGCGCTGCCCTGCGCGTGTGCGGCTACGTGATCTTACAGTTGGAAACGTGTTTACACTGGCGCGCACAAACAAACGCTTCGTGCTTGAGCGCATCCAGCGTACTGCTGGCGTGGGGGCTAAGTATTATTGCAGAGAGCTACCGGAGCCTGTCCAGTTACATCACTCTGTTTTTGTCACCCGAGAAGCGCAGCCTCTGCCGCTCGACGGCGCGTCAGCCCAGGCAGCACGCGCCCTGCCGCCTTG